TGGTAGCTGCTTCGGGCAGGGGCCACTGATCGCGCACCAGAGAAGGCGCGGCAACCCTGGTGATCGCGGGAACCCCGTCTTCACCCAGATGGCCCCGTGCGCCCTGACCACTAGCACCCCTTGTAAAGCCCCTACGGCTTCACCACCACATCGCGCCACCGAACAAACACCGCATCAGCGCCTAGCGCATTACGCACAAGGTCGGTGAGCGCGAAACCTCATGCCAACCCAACTCCGAAAGGAGGGCATCATGGCGAAGAAGAAGCGCAAGTGCTGAACCAACCTCTAGACCCCGTCCGCACTTCCCGATGGACCAGGCGGACGGGGGGATAACCAGATGCCCGCACTCGAAAACGCCCGCCACGAACGCTTCGCCCAGGAGCTGGCGAAGGGGAAGACGGCAGACGAAGCCTACCAGGAGGCGGGCTACTCAGAGAACCGGGGAAACGCGACCCGGCTGAAAGCAAATGAAAGCGTCGCCTCTCGGGTTGCTGAAATCCAGAACGCCGCCGCCAAGCGCACGGAAATCACGGTCGCCTCAATCACCGAACGGCTCCTGGCCATTGCGTCGAAGGGCGAGGGGACTTCAGAGGCTCCGATGCTCGCTGTAGCCCGCGCCAGCCTCATGGACGCCGCAAAGCTGAATGGCCTGGTTGTCGAGAAGCAGGAACTAACGGGGTCCGATGGCAAACCGCTCGTGCCGGCCCTGAATGTCAGTTTCGTCCGTCCAGCTCCCTGAGGCCTTCGCGGACCTCTGGGAGCCAGCAAGGTACAAGGCCTTCTACGGTGGGCGAGGTTCGGCGAAGTCACACAGCTTCGCCCAGGCGCTCATCATCCAGGCGGCGCAAAAGCCCATGCGGGTAGGATGCTTCCGCGAGGTTCAGCTTTCGATCAAGGACAGCGTCAAACGCCTGCTAGACGACAAGATCGCAGAGGCCGGGCTTCAAGGATTCTACCACAGCCTCGATAACGAGATCCGGGGCGCCAACGGTTCAAGCTTCGTCTTCCGCGGCCTAAGGGCCATTGACGCCAACACGATCAAGTCTCTTGAGGGCCTGGACGTTGCGTGGGTGGAAGAGGCGTCCAGCGTCTCACAGAAGTCCATAGACATCCTTCGCCCGACGATCCGCAAGCCGAACTCGGAAATCTGGTTCACCTGGAACCCTGACCAGGCGAGCGACCCGGTAGACCACATGTTCCGAGGTGAGGCGGGTCCGCCGCCCCGCTCCATCGTCCGCCGGGTGAATTGGGATGACAACCCGTTCTTCCCCGATGTGCTGCGGGAAGAGCTTGAGTGGGACCGGTCGCGCGACCCGGAGAAATACGCTCACATCTGGTTGGGCGAGTACAACACCAACTCGGAGGCGAGGGTCTTCCGAAACTGGCGCGTGGAGGCCTTCGACCCGCCTGCCGAGGCTGTCTATCGGTTCGGGGCGGACTGGGGCTACGCGGTTGATCCAACGGTCCTGGTGAGGGGCTACATCACTGGGCGGACGCTCTACATCGACCAGGAGGTCTACGCAGTCGGTTGCGAGATCGACAACACCCCGGCCCTCTTCGACAAGATCGAGGGAAGCCGGAAGTGGACCATCCGGGCGGACAGTTCCCGGCCTGAGACGATCAGCTTCATGCAGCGCAAGGGGTTCAAGATCATCCCCGCTGCCAAGGGCGCGGGGAGCGTCGAAGATGGCATCGAGTTCCTGAAGACCTACGACATCGTCGTCCACCCGCGATGCAAGCACACCGCCGACGAGCTGGCCCTGTACTCGTGGAAAACCGACCCGCTTACGAACGACATCCTTCCGGTCCTGGAAGACAAGAACAACCACGTCATCGACGCCCTTCGCTACATGCTCGAAGGCCTGCGCCGAGCCGTGAAGCCGTCCAACCCCGTCCCTTCCACCAACCCGCCCGACCTATGGGGCCGCCAGAAAGCGAGCAACGGATGGAAGATGGTGTGATTGGGGAGGGCGTTCAGGAGACCACGGCGGCAGCGTCGCCGGCTCCTGACCTCGCTCGGCTGAAGCGAATGGTCGAGGAATGGCGCTCACTGACGGCTGAAGCCCGCCTCGATAGCGAAATCTCCATCGACTACTACGACACGAAGCAATGGACGGAGAACGAGAAGGCCTCTCTGGCCGCCCGCAATCAGCCGGACATCGCCTTCAACCGCATCAAGCCGGCGGTGAACGGGATCGTGGGTGTGACGGAGCGCGGACGCTCTGAGCCCCGCGCCTATCCCCGCACGCCGAACGATGAGGACTCGGCGGACGTCGCCACTGACACGCTGCGCTATATCGCGGACTTCAACCGCTTCCAGCGCATCAAGCAGGACTGCTTCTTGGATATGCTGGTTCCGGGGACGATGGCGGCCTTGGTCGGCGTGGATGCGGACAAGAACATCCCCATCACCCAGATCCGCTGGGAAGAGTTCATCCACGACCCTCGCTCTCGCCGCCGCGACTTCGAGGACGCCAGGTTCAAGGGCATCGCGAAGTGGCAGTACGTCGATGACGTGGTCGCCATGTTCCCCGACGTGCCGCGTGACGAGATCGAGGCGGCGGTGGACTCCGGTGGCCTGGCGGTGGACAGCGGCCTTCGCGACCGTCCGCTGAACAGCCCGCCGGCCTGGGTGGACAAGAAGTCCCGCCGCCTGCTGGTGGTGGAGCTGTACTATCGCGACGGCGGGCAATGGCTGTACGCCTGCTTCCACGCCACCGCCGTTCTGAACTCGGGCCCGTCGCCTTACCTGGATGCGCGCGGGCGCCCTGACTGCCCCATCGAGGCTCACTCGGCCTATGTGGACCGGGACAATGCCCGCTACGGCGTCGTCAAGGACATGCGCGGCCCGCAGGACGAGATCAACAAGCGGCGCTCCAAGCTGCTGCACCTGCTTTCGGTCAGCCAGATCCAGGCGGTAGACCCTCAGGCGGTCGAGGTTGACGCCGACGTGGCCCGGAAGGAAGCGGCCCGCCCTGACGGCGTGATCCCGTTCGGCTGGCAGAAGGTCAGCACGTCCGACATGGCGACCGGCCAAAGCCTGCTGCTGACGGAAGCGAAGAACGAGATCGAGCGGCTGGGTCCAAACCCGGCGGTTGTCGGTCGGGACAATGCGGACGCCTCGGGTCGCGCGCTTCAGGCCCGCACGCAAGCCGGCCTGATCGAGCTGGGCCCGATCTACGGCGGATTGGAGGACTGGGAACTCCGCATCTATCGCCAGTGCTGGGCGCGCGCCAAGCAGTTCTGGACGGAGCAGCAGTTCATCCGCGTGACGGACGATGAGGACGCGCCGCGGTTCGTGGGCCTGAACGCCCCTCGTGGGACTCCGGTCATGGACCCCCAGACCGGCCAGCCCGCCATGGACCCGAAGACCGGCAAGCCGATGGAAGGCCCGCCCATCATCGACCCTCTGACCGGCCAATCGGTGTTCGGCCTGAAGAACGTCCTGGCCGAGATGGACGTGGACATCATCCTGGATACCCAGCCCGACACGGCGAACATCCAGCAGGAGCAGTTCCAAGACCTGATGCAGCTTGTGGGCTCGAACCCGGCCTACGCTCAGTCCGTGCCGTTCGACACGATGCTGGAACTGTCCAGCGTGCCCCACAAGCGCCAGATCATCGACAAGCTCAAGAAGGCCCAGGAGCAGGCGCAAGCCGGTCAGGCCCAGATGCAGCAGGTCGCACAGGCCAAGGCTCAGGCGGACATCGAGAAGACGACCGCCGAGGCCCAGAACAAGCGCGCCGACACCGCCGAGAAGATGGTGGGACTGGCCGCGATCCACATGCAGCCGGGCATGAGCCCCGACATGCAACCCATGCCGCAGGCCCAACCGCCTGCCGCACAGCCGCCGCCGGGCTTCTAACCGGGCGTTTCGCGAGCAGGGGCGCGTTATCCCCCGCCAGGCCGCCACTGACTGGGCGTATTCGGGCCGCCGCCGTTTCGGGCGAGGATGATCATGGACAAACTGGACTTCCTGGACGGGGACACCCCCGAGCCTACCTCCACGCCTGCGCCTGAAGCTCCGGCTCCGGTCGCTGAGACGCCGACCGAACAATCCGGCGGGCCCGTTCGCGGTCCTGACGGCAAGTTCGCCAGCGCCAAAGCCCCTGATCCGGCTCCGGTAGAGGTCGCCACGCCGGCGCCCGCACCTCAGGAAGCGCCCCCGCCCGCTCATGTGCCCATTTCGGCGCTCATGGACGAACGGGACAAGCGCAAGGCCATGGAAGCGCAACTCGCCGCTTACCAGGCCCAGCAAGCCGCCCCGCCGCCCCCGGATCGCTATGCGGACCCGGAAGGCTACGAGGCGTTCCAGGAGGCAAGGTTCCAGCAGGCCATCTACGAGACCCGCCGCGACATGTCGAAGCGGTTCGCGGAGATGCAGCACACGCCCGAAGTCGTCGCCCAGGCGCACGAGTGGGCGTTCCAGAAGGCCCAGAGCGACCCCGAGTTCAACGCCAAGGCGCTCGCCAGTCCTGATCCCTACGGGTTCGCCGTTGCGGAGATGCGGAAGGAGCAACTGCTCCAGACCGTCGATCCCGGCAAGTTCGACCCCGCGCAGTACCAGCAGTTTCTCACCTGGCAGGCCCAACAGACCGCCCAGGCCCAACAGCAGCAGCAGGCGTTCGCGCCTGTCCCCCAACAACCCTCCCAACCGCTCCCCGTGAGCCTCGCCACCGCCCCTTCGGCGGGGGGTGCGGCCCATGTGCCCACAGGGCCGGGACAGGCGTTCGGGCGGGCCTTCGGATAAGGAGAGGCCAACATGGCCGAAGTCGTTCTGGCGTCCGCCTCTGCCAAGCAAGTCTGGCAGTCGGACTACTTCCTCGAATACGTGCGTGAATCCATGTTCATGCCGTACATGTCCAATGCCGACAAGAACAAGGGCGGGATCATCCTGACCAAGTTCGAAGAACTGTCGGAGTCGGGCAAGACCATCAACGTGCCGTTCATCGGGCGCCTGACGGGCTCCGGTGTCACCGGCTCGCAGACCCTCGATGGCAATGAAGAACAGCTCACCAACTACAACATGCCGATCTCGGTGGACTGGCGCCGAAACGCCGTCCGCGTGCCGAAGTCGGAGAGCTACAAGACCGAGATCAACCTGCTCAACGCCGCCAAGGACGCGCTGAAGACCTGGGAGGCCGAGAAGTTCCGCGACGACATCATCAATGCGCTGGGCTCCTTCGTCACCGACACTTCCGGCACGACCGTCAACGCCATCGACAGCACCGCCGCCAATCGCAACGCTCACGCCGCGGCCATGTCGGATCGCCTGCTGTTCGGCGTCGCCCGCTCCAACTACTCGGCGACCTTCGCCACGGCGCTTGGCAACATCGACACCACCAACGACAAGGCCACGGCGGCCACCATGTCGCTGGGCAAGCGCATGGCGAAGAACGCGGACCCCCATATCCGCCCGTTCAAAACCAAGGACGGCTACGAGTACTATGTGGCCTTCCACGGCTCGCGCTCCTTCCGCGATCTGAAGGCGGACTCGACCATCGTCGCGGCCAACCGGGACGCTCGCGCCCGTGAAGCCGGCGGGATGAACTCGAACCCGATCTTCCAGGACGGGGATCTGCTGTACGACGGCATCATCCACCGCGAAGTGCCGGAAATCGACACCTGGGCGACTGCTACCGGCGTCTATGACGCTGCCGGCTCGGCCTCGGCTGACGTTCGCCCGATCTTCCTCTGCGGCGGCGGCGCGGTGGGCGTGGCCTGGGGTCAGGAGCCGACCCCGAAGACCGACTACCTCAAGGACTTCGGGTTCCGTCCCGGCGTCGCCATTGAGGAACTGCTGGGCGTCAAGAAGATCAACTTCAACGGCGTCGCCAACGGCATCGTGACGATCTTCGTCGCCGCCGCCGCCGACTCCTAAGCGGGCCTTTCACCATCGACCTAGGCGGGGCTTCGGCCTCGCCGCTTTTTTCAGGGAGGCCTTCAAATGGCTACCTATTCCTCGGCTGACTACACCAACAAGTACCCCTTCCCGTCGCATGGCCTCGCCCGCAACGTGAAGGGCGCGTTCTTCACCGTCTCCTGCACCGCTGCGCCGGCCACCACGGACACGATCAACTTCGGCTATCTGCCGAAGAATGCTCGTGTGCTGTCGATGACCCTGGAGTCCACCGACATGGACACCAACGGCTCGCCGACCATCACCCTGAACGTGGGCGATTCCGGTTCCGCCACCCGCTACTTCTCGGCCTCCACGGTCGCGCAGGCGGGCACGGCGGCGGTCGCCTCGGCTGTCACCGGCCTCGGCTATCTGACCACGGACCGCACCCTGATCACGGGTGTGGCCCAGGCCAACGCCGCGACGGGCGCCGCCGGCACGCTCTACCTGACGGTCTTCTACACCGTCGAAGAGTCGTCCACCTCGTGAAGCTGATCTTCACGCCGACCGATCCTGAGGATGCTCGCACGTGCGAGGTCTTCGGGGTCGAGTTCGCGGC